TAAATAATTATTTATTTGGACCAGTTAGAAGCAGCCTTTTTAAAAGCAGCTTTGTGGCTCATTTTAGGATTCTGCTTTTTAATTTTCTTAATTTCACAGCTCATAAATTTAATGTATGACCCTTTTTTAGCAGCCTTTTTCTTTGCTTTCTTCTTTCCAGCTTTCATAGAGCAAGATTTCTTTCCAACTTTCTTTCCACCTTTTTTCATGGAGAAAGTCTTAGCTTTAGCATTTAAAGCCTTCTTAGTTTTAGGTTTAAAAGTTTTAGCTTTAGCGCTTAACCTTTTAAGAGTACATTTTTTCGCCTTTTTAGGGCAAGATCTACGTTTACCATTAGGACATCTTTTCATTGTTAATTTTCCTTTAGCCATTATTATAATATACAATAGAAAAAAGTTTATAATAAATTATTATTTATAGATTTTAAACTATTTAATGCATTTTTAATATCATTTAGGGAAGGGACATTAATTTCTTTTTTTTGAACGACTTTCTTCTTAGGTATTATTTTTAAAGTTGTAATTTTCTTTTTTCCAAAATTAGGTAAAGGTGGGGGTGGTGGTATGGGTTTTTTTATTATTTTAGGATATTCTTCAACAAAACAATAATTTTCTAAATATATAGGTATATCTATTTTTGCTTGCAATAAATACCATTGAAAATATATTTCATTTTCTATTATCCAAAAACCCTGTAAATTAATTAAAAAATTACCATATGTATTTGTAATCATTTTATCTAGTTTATTTTTAGTTTGATCAAAAATTAATAAGTTATCTTGAACTTTTAAACGCATCATGATATCTTTATCTCCATATTTAAGATAATTTATAGTTTTATAAGTATTTTTATATTTATTTGCTATTTTTAGATATATAACATCTAGATTATGTTTGAAATTTTCAATACTCTTATCATTTATTATATTTCTAAATGATAAATCTATAAAATCTTTATCATATTTATTATTTATACCATATTGTGTATATAATTTTGGTGTTTGCATTATTATTTCTTCTTTATCATATAATAAAGGAACAAATGTATAACCATCAGAATAAAACTGATTAATTTTAATATTAATTTTTTTTTTATCAACGATATCGTTGCTTAGTATAATCATTACATTATTAATATTTAAAAATATTTTTAAATATTATATCAGTATTATATAAAATATGTCAGAAAATTGTTTTATTTGTGGTGATAACACTAAAAAAAAATTATTTTATACAATGAATTGTAATCATTGTGCACATTATGAATGTATTATGAAAAGCTTTAGTAATTCCAAAGGTTTAAATGAATGTCCATATTGTAGAAAAACACAAGGTTTATTACCCATGGTAAATGGAATAAAAGCACCTGTTAGAAATATACATTATTATACTAATAATCAATTAAATAATATAATGAACGAATATAAACTAGTTAAATGTAAATATACACTTAAAAGTGGTAAAAATAAAGGAAACTTATGTAATAATAATTGTACTATAGGGTTTGAATACTGTGGTAGACATAATCAGTGTAAAACTGTTGAAGGTCCATTAGCACCTCTACCCGGATCAGCTAACCAAGAATAAGCATTATCATCAACCCTCTGTGTGACAACCCCGGGAGCAAAATAAGGTCTATTTAATTTAAGTAATGTTGAATTATTATTTGATACACATTCTGCAGGGATATTTTTATTTTCTAATTTAACACCGGCACCATCCCAATTATTCATGTGTTTCTTACAGAATGGTCCGAATTCAACTTGTGGCATGCCTTCTGGAAAATATTCTCTAGTATAATCATCTAAATTACTATTATTTAACCCATGTCTATTTATCATATATACAGAATTTTCTAAACTAGTATTATTAATACCTATTAATCTAGAATATTTTCTATAATTTTCTTCTAATATAGATATTACATCTTTATTAAACATATTGGTATCTTGTAAAAATCCTCTAGAGAATATTGTAAAATCATATCTGTTTAATATATTATAATTAGAGCTAAATTGGTTTCCGATTGAATTAATGATAACTTCATTTCTATTATTTAGTTTAACAAAATCTGTAAATATCTTTAATGTATAATAATTTCTAATATCATAAATAAAAGCTACAACAACATATCTTTTATTTCCATGAACATCAATTTGTTCATAAACTTGATCAATTTTCTTTAAATAATAATCTAAACGATTATCTAAAAATTTAATATGTTGAATAATTAAACTCATTACATCGATGATATAGACATTCTTATTTTCTGGTAATGTGTTTCTGGTATAGATTGAAGTATTGCAGTCCCCATGCAATTTAATTTTATTTTTTGATGACATTTGTTCAAATATATGAATCATTGAATCTTTTGGATCTACAAATGAATCTGACCTTAATAAATTTCTATTTCTCAAAGTATTTTCGCTTATATTATCTCCAAATATCATTTCGTATGGACTATTATTCCTAGATTGTAAATACATTATAAAAAATAATATTACAACTACTAAAACTAATACACTGGCTTTCATATAATATAATATATATTATATTAATATTTATAAATTATACAATATATTTTTCTTTATTTTTTAATAAATTATATATATAATTATAACTTTCAACAATTTGGGGTTCACTTCTCCCACCAGTAATAATAATTTTCCCACTATTAAATATAGCAATTGTTATTTTTTTACAATCTCCATCACCATTGCCTTTACCTTTTCCATTACATATATTTGAACAATTACAAACTCCATTATTATTAAAGGATGTATTAAAATAATATTTCATATTTACACCTGGATACATAATAGGTTCAAAAGAAGAATAAATACCTAAATTAATTAGATCCCTATGTAATTTTTCCCTATCAACTTTATATTTAATATCAAAATCACTATTAATTAATACAATGTCGTAATCACTAATATTAAGATCTCCTTCAAATATAGGTGTTTCTTTATTATTTAGTTTACTTAATTCTTTAATAAGGATGTCGATAGTCCCCTTGCCTTGATCTGGGTTTTTTAACCCAGTCATTTGTATTTTACCATTATTAAATACCTTTACGTTGATAAGTTTTTCATTAAATATATGCATTGTGATCTGATTAAAGAACATTTTTCTAACAGTTTTTTTTCTAGTTTTTTTTAAAGCTTTTTCTGAGTATCCCTTTGACATATCACTCTTATATTGAACATACTTAATCACATCATTTATTTCTATAGAATTATATAAATTATCTAATTTTATCTCTTCAGAAATTTTACAAACAGCTGTCATTGTAGATATCCGTAAATTCTCCATAATTAATCAATTTAAAATATATAATTTATCTTTAAATGTTTTTCAAATTATTTATATTTATTGTAGTTTCATATGTTGACCTTGACCCTTAAGCTTCATCTGTTGCTGCTTTCTATTTAATCTTCTTATCTGCAATTCATCTATTTCTGGCTCTGAATCTGAATCTGAGTCGGAATCACATTCCATTGTCCCTAATGTATTTTTCACCATTTCACTATTTAATTCATCTTTGGGAGAAAGCATGTAAGCAATATCAATCATAATATCTGTTAATATTTCCCGATTACATATAAATCTATAACCATTTAGAAGCATCTTTAGATATAAATTTTTCATATCTTCTTCATAATTATTAATGGTTATATCATTTTTTTTTATAAATTCTAAAAAATTAGCATGGCAATTTTCTAAATTAATTATAGTTGTTTCTTCTGTCATTTTAGTTATTTATAAATAACTTACTTTTAAATATATATATAAATTATAATAATGGTATTTGACATTGAATCTATGACAAAAAAATTAAATGATATCGAAATAGAAAAAGATAAACTAAATGAGGAATTAAAAGAAACAATAACAAACATATGTGATAAAGATATAACTCAACAAACAAAAGAAATTAAATATTCAATGTATGATGGTAAAGAAAAGGAATATCAAATTCAGAATGATAGATATAAAGAACTTATATCTGGATTTTCTGATGCTTATTTAAGTATGTCAGATTTTTATGTTGGTCCAGAATTACCCAAAGATTATATAATTTCAAATGAAACATACTTAGATAATATCCCAGAATTATATGCTATATTTATATTTTTTGCATTATTTCAAGAAAATTTAGAGCAAATTAATAAATCTATGCACGTATATGATGTAGATTAATAATCATAGTCATCGTTTTTATTATCATTATATAATTTAAGAGATTTATAATATTTGCCTTTTTTATTATAATATTTATTTAAAATACTATTTTCTTTCCTTTCTTTATCCGTTTGTGCATCAATATCTTCATAATCACTATATTCAAAATATAGTTCACCTTCTTTAATATTATCTTTTAAATCCGAAGGTTCAATATAAATATATTCTAAATAATTATCTTTATCATATGATGGCCAACCAAATTTATATAATAAATCTATAAATCTATATAAATGTTCTTTTATTTGATCTGTTTTATCAAATGATTTATAGATATTATCTATGTTATCAGGATCCTTTGTAATAATTAATTTATCAAAATCTGGAGGTTTAACAAGTTTTTCATTTAGTATATTTTTTAATAATTCATCTTTAAATTCATAATATGCTTTAATATTTTTAATAATTTTATCTTCTGGGATTCTTTCTTTATTATTATTCTTACCTAATTCATCATCTAATTTAAATAAATCTATATATCCAATAATATCTTTTTCTCCATCTTTTGGGATATCTTTAATACGTATATATGTGTTATTCTCAAATAATACATTCTTTATATTACCATCATCAATGTACCCAATTGGTTTATACCCATTATTTTTATCCTTAATATGTTTATAACTTATATTTGAATTTTCTGGTTCTAAATCTTTAAAATATAATATATTACCTTTATTAATATCTTCAATTCTATTTAAACCACTTGCGTAAATAGGGAAAAATTCATTCTTATCATTAATAATATGTGACACTTTATTATTTGAATTTATATAATATTTTTTATTTTTAAAACTTTTTAAATCTTCATATAAATATATATTATCAGGAATATTATCTTTATAACTATTTTGTATTTTTTCTATATCTGTATATAATTTTTCTATTTTTTCATTTAACCATTTTTGTGAACATGTATTATCGGTGCCTTTGTTTATAATATAATTTTTGTTTTTAATAATATTATCCCACCATTTTTTATCTGTAGTATTAAAACCACCCGATTGGTCTATAGCACCCGCCGGTCGATCCGGATCTTTTAATCCGTCATTATAACCTTCACCATATCCGTCGGGGTCATATCCTTCTTCAGCGTATTCATTGCCTTTATATCCATCCGCATAACCTTTCTCATAAGCTTTTTTATAGCGATCTTCTTCTTCTAATCTATTATAATATAATAGACTATACTCATTTGTATTTTTTAGAATTAAAGTAAATTTGTCATCTTCATTTATCCCCCAAAATAAATCAAAGGGAACTCTTATTTTTAAACTACCATTGTATTCTTCAAAAATCACATAATTTGTTTCTTTGTATAAATACATTATTACGGGTAAAATATATTTATCATCATGATCAATATCATCATCAATATAATCTATATAATTTTCTATAGATTTTTTATCATTAATATTAAAAGCATTATATATTTCACCACCACCAGCTTTCCTATATAAAATAGTATTCTTTTTATCTTTCAATTTTTTAATTAAATCTTCTTTTAATTTTTTTATACGTTTATATTTTTTATGATTAATAAAAAGATTTTGAATATCTATACGTAATTCTTTCATATCATAACCATAATATATTTTTGCCATAATTTCACTAAATGTATAATAATATGTAAAATATGCATGGAGCATGTCTCTAAAATCTTTTTCTTTAAACTTTTTTAATATATCATCAGTTATCTCATTTCCCTTTTTACCATCTTTAGTATATTCTGTAGTTTTTTCTATTATACTTTTAGTTATATTTTCATTGCCTTTCCATTTTTCATATAATTCTCTAAAAATAAAATACATATCTTTCGAGAAATTATCATTCATATATTTTTTAACACTTATACTAGTTGGTAATCCATCTATATTTTTAACTTTATCTATATATTTGGAAAATATTTTATGTACAATCTTGCCATCGGTTGGTTCATTTATTGTGGATGGCAATCCATATGCTGTTTTCTTCCATATATCTTTGTTTGCTATTTTTATCATGTTAAAATTTTCATCAACTGCTTCAACAACAGTTTTTCCACTTTTAAATCCTCTATTATCTAATAATACTATAAAATTATCATAATCCGATTCTCCTTCTTTATCAGTGATATTGTATTTCTTTAATAAATATTGTAAGAAAATATAATTAATTTTATATATATTTTCTGAATTATATTTATCTAAATTTTTTTCTTCATTCGCTATTCGTATTTGTTCCTCTATGCTATTTTTAACTTTATTAAATGGAATTAATATTTCTGCTTTATTATCAGTATAATATGATTCTACATTATTAATTAATCCTTTTATTTCTTCTTCATCGTAAATTTTATTTCCATAATTTATATTAATTATACTAACTAATAAATTAAATATACCATTAAATTTTATTGAGTTAAATCCAAATGTATTCTTTTGTTTATAAATATATTTACAATCTATATCATTTATAATTAATTCAATTCTTTTTAATTCTTTTTCTAGCAATTTCTCATATTCTTTAAAATCTTTTTTCTTAATGGCTTTTTTAATTTGTTCTTTATATTTAACTATATCATTTGATATATCATTATTTAAAAATCTCTCTAAATCTTGGTTTATTTCAGTAGTTTTGTATTTTTTTGGTAATTCATTATTAAAATTTTCTTCTGGAAATTGTTTTAAATAATTTATTATTTCTGATTTTTTTATTTCTTTTACAATCTTTTCTTTTTTCTCTTTAATTCTTGTATCAAAACAACAAGGCATACCGTATTTTTTAGGATGTATCCATGGTGTTTCCATCTTACTAGTATCTATAGGGACATATTTAGATACATCATTGCCTGCAGTCCTCCAATAACTATGTTTCCTTTTAATGACATCTTTATTTTTAATAAGTTCTTCAATATTTTCAGGTAAATTATTAGGATCTAAACTAAGATTTTTTCTAGTATCCCAATAAATTGGACATATATAGTTATTTTCTTCTTTTTTTTCTTCAGTTGAACCAACTTTTAATACTTTTCCATATGACTTTCTACCAGAACCCAATTCTTCTGATTCATTAATATTTTGTAATTCTGCATTAGTAACTACAACAGGTAATCTATCATGTGAATTCTGACATAATTTAGAATATTGTTGATTTACAGGGATATTTGGATAATCCTTTTGTTTCCAAGAAAATAAATCTTTATCTTTTTCTTTTAATCTTTTATTTAATGTTCCTGCACCACCTTTAAATACTTCAACATCAGAATCAGAATCAGAATCAGAATCAGAACCCTGTTCAGTTGTTGCTTCCAAAGAAGGCATTCTTTGCAATTGAACCGTATCTTGACGCACTAATATAGTATCTTGTGTTGTTTCTGCTATTCTTTTTGCTTCAATATCAGCTTTATCCAATTTATTAACACATTTATCTATTTTTTCAAAATCTTGGACTACTTCACCTTTAATAACTTTTTTATATTCTGATAAGAAGTAATCTAAAAATCTAATAATATTTTTCATTTCATAGTCTGAACTAATATTAGAAACTCCAAAATATACTCTTTCATTATTAGGTCTTAAATATAATGTTATATCAGCGCCAGGATTTATTCCGGATGGAACAAATAATTCATTGTCATATTTATCTATTTTTTTCTTTTTATTTAAATCTTGTAACATATCATCAACAATTTCTGCAGCTTTTACTTGTTCAACCATAAATTGTTCAACAATTACTTCTTTAATATCTTTTTTTATTTCTTTCATATCTGCAATAAATTCATTTCCTTTAATCTTATCATTATATAATTTTATTATTTGTTCTTGAATATTATCTAATTTAAAATAATCATCTACTCTTTTATATTTAATTTTAATAATATTGTTATCTTCATTTGTATCATCTAAATCTACATATGTGTTATTATTTCTAAAGAATGTTTCTATTCCACTCTTATATAAAAACATATCTTGAATGCCTTCATTATTTATTAAATCATACTTATTCTTATTATATTCTAAATCTATTTCTATTTTTTCAAAATCATTATTAATTGCTTTTTTATCAATATTTGTTATCTTACCATATATATTGTCTTCAATATTATCTTTTATATATTTGTTAATAGCATTCGTATATATATCTAACCCTTGTTTATCTTTAATAATAACATGTATGTCTCCATTTTTTGATATTTCGAGAGATACATATTCATTTTCGACTTTTATAACAATAACTAATGTATTTGTATAATTTTTATGTCTAATGAAATTTTTAACATAAATATAATCGCCTCTTATCCATTGTTCATATTGTTCTCTTGAAATATTGGTTTCAATATCTTCTTCATATAATTTATAAAATGAATCTGTATATCCATTTAATACTAATTTTATAAATGGAACATTTTTACCTGCAGATAAATCATAAAATAATTTAATTATATTAATATCTGTATTCCCTGTATTTTTAATATCAACATATGTATATTTCTTATTCCCAGTTAAATTATCGGGATAATTATCTATAAATTTAATAATTTGGTTATTATTACATTCTTCAATAGTTTCTATATTTTTAATATATTTCTTATTTTCAGGTGATTTAGATAATTTAATATATTCTTTTATACTTTTTTCTTTTTTTATATTTGGCCAATATTTTTTAATAAAACCATAATAATATTCTGGAGTATAATCCTCTTCTTCTTCTTTTAAAATATCTAACAAACATACATAATTTAAATCAGTGTTTTTTTTTAATTTAGAATGTATAAGTTTAGTATCTATATCATCTACATCTTGACGATATGATTTCCCATTGTTATAAAATATTTCATCTATAGTTTGATCATTAATATCATATTTAATATCCGTATTAGTGTATTTAAAATTAATTGGACCATCTTTATCATATACATATAAGAAATCAGGTGTTATATTATTTTCATTAGTTTTGTTATGTTCTAAGCATATTTTGCTTAAAAGGTTAAATATAGTATCATCATCAACAATTTCTATGGATGATAATTTATTAATATTAAATTTAATTTTATGATTAGACATATCTATATATTATTAACATTATAAAAAAAACTTAAAAACGATAAGGACTTTTATTAACATTCATACCACAATAATTAACGGGACTTTTAGAATAATCAACAGGTGTATATACACCGGCTTCTTCACTTTTTTTTAATAATAAATCCATATTTTCCCAAAATCTATCTGTATGACCTATATCATTTGTCATTATATGGGTTAATTCATGTAATAAAACAAACATAATTGTATTCATGTCTTGAATAATAGAATTATCTGTATTTCTTAAACATAAAGAAATTTCTTCACCTTTATTTAGGGAATAAGCTTTATAAGATTTATTGTCTAAGTTTTCTCCAAGAGAATCAGGATTATATCTATCTATAAGACGTATAAATCTTTCATCTTTACTTTTTTTTAAAGAATCTAATAATTTGATAACATTCTTATTTATTTTGGCTAATAAATCAGCTATTTCTTGTTTATCGGGTGCCTCACCAACTCTATAACTCCTACCATCAATATTAGACTTTACTAGAGTAATATCTTTATTCTTAATATAATAATTTATAGCAATTACTACAATTATAATTAACAACAATAAAATAGTAACGTCTTTCATATAAATATAAGTATATTATAAATTTGAAAAATCTACTATTTAAGATTAATAATATAATATTCTAATATATTTATGATTAATGAAGATACAGGGACTTTTGACATACATATTTTAGATATACAATCAGATGATATACCAAGTAATAATGAACCACAACATTTGCCAGATGAATTTAATATTACTATATATGGTAAAACAATTAATGATAAAAATATAGTATGCAATGTTGTTGGATTTAAACCTTACTTTTATGTAAAAGTACCAGAATCATGGACAAGAGATTATTTCAAGAAAATTTTCTTAAATCCAAAGTTTAAATATGACACTACCTTGAATATTAATAGTAAATATTACCCTTGCGAAGTAGAAAAATCCGTCCATAATATTGATTTCTATGGATATGAATGGGACCATGAAAATGAATGTCAAAAAAAGTATAAGTTTTTTAAGCTAACATTTAATAATTACAGATCATTTTCAAAGTATAAATATGAAATAGTAAAAGCATTCAAAAAACTAGTAGAAAAAAAGAATAAATCAAAGATTCAAGAATGGGTTGATATATGTTCAGAAGAATGTGATTCTAATTTATATGAAGCAAACATTCATCCAATTATTAGATTTATTCATGAAACTAATATTAAACCATCTGGTTGGATTAGAATTAAAACAAAACGAGGAGGGAAGAGGAAAAAAGCTATAATAGAAACAAATTCTGATAATCAAACATTTAAATGTGATTATGAAATAAATTGTGGTATAGAAAATATTGAACCAATAGACAATGATAATATGAGCAATTTAGTAATTGCATCTTTTGATATAGAATGTGATAGTTTAACTGGAGAATTTCCTAGAGCAGAAAAAGATTTTAAATCATTGAGTACAGAAATATATGATACATATATTGAATGGCTTAAAATGTTAGATATGGATTTAGATATAGATATTAAAAAAGAGTATATTAGAAGTTTAGTATTTAGTGCTTTTCAAAAAGATGGAGAACATTCAGATAATATAACATATGTTGATATTATTAATGGACCAGTATCAGAAGATTCAATCAATAATTTAGAATTTTTAACTGATGATTTTGTAAAAAATATGGATTCAAGTATAGAAAACAAATCAAGAAATGAGATGATTAAGAAAATACACATATTCTTAGATAGTGGATTAGTTAATGAATCGGGAAGAGATATTATTATAAAAAGTGATCCAATAATCCAAATTGGAACAGTCTTCTACCATATGGGGACAGGCAAATATGAAAGACATATACAAGTTATTAAAACTGACGAAAGTGAGGGCGATATATGTGATAGTCTAGATGAATATGATATTATTGTAGAACCATGTGAATCTGAAGAAGAATTACTTTTAAGATGGAAAGATTTAATAAATGAAAAAAATCCAGATTTTATAACAGGTTATAATATATTTGGTTTTGATTTTAATTATATTGAAGAACGCATTAAATATTTGTATAAGAAAGATAAGAAAAAGAATAAATCATTATATAAAAATTTCTATAATTTAGGAAGAATTAATACTAAATCTAGTAATTATTTGCGAGATGTACCAAATTATAAGGGTGTATATGAACCAAAGCATTATTCAAAATCATGTAAATTAATTAATAAAAATTTAACATCATCTGCTTTAGGATCTAACGATTTAAAGTATATTAATATGGATGGAAGAGTATTGTTTGATGTTGTTAAAGAAATACAGAAAGGCCATAATTTAGAATCATATAAATTAGATAATGTATCATCTTATTTCATGAGAGGTAATATATTACAAGCTGAATATGGTCAATTACAAAAGAAAAGGAAATATTGTTCATGGATAGATGGTGATAATGATTATAAGGTATTTATATTTAAGACAAATACAATTGGTCATCTAAAGAAAGGGGATTATATAACTATAAATGTCCATAGTAATATTGGAGAAACTTTACTGTTAAATGGTATGAAATTTAAATTACTAGATGACCCAAATGTTGAAAATAAGCATATTCAGGTAATTATACCAATAGATATTGTAATTAGCAAAGAAATTGAAAAATATAAACCACATAAAATTGAATGGTGTATGAATAAAGACGATGTTCCACCACAAGAAATATTTAGATTACATAAAGAAGGTGGATCAGCGGGTAGGGCAAAGGTGGCAAAATATTGTATTATGGATTGTGAATTATGTATCCATTTAATTAATTTATTGGATATGATTCCCAATAATATTGGTATGTCAAATGTATGTTATGTTCCATTTTCATATATATTCTTACGAGGTCAGGGTATAAAAGTAACATCATTTGTCTCAAAAGCTTGTAATGAATATAATACCCGAATGCCAACATTAAAGAGTATTAAAGATGATGGTGGATTTGAGGGAGCTGTAGTATTAGATCCAAAAACTGGGATTTATGAAGAGGATCCTATTGTAGTTCTAGATTATGCATCTCTATATCCATCTAGTATCATTGAAAATAACTTTTCACAAGATAAATATGTGACTGATAAAGCTTATTTAGATTATCTAAAAACTAAACCTGCTCTAAATCCAGAATTAAATATTACGAATTATGATAAAGATAAAATGTATACAAAATACGATGAAGATATAGAAACTATACATTATGATGATTATAAAATGGAAAAGAAAGGTGAAACTATTAAGAAAATTAAAACAGGTGATAAAGTAACATGTCATTTTATTAAAAATAAGAAAGATGAAAAAGGGAATATAATTCCTTCATCACAAGGTATTATTCCTTTAGTATTACAATCTGTATTAGATGCTAGGAAAGCTACGAGAAAACGAATTAAAGAGCCAGGTGTTTCAGAAAGTAAAAAGAAAGTATTAGATGGTTTACAATTAGCTTATAAAGTAACCGCTAATTCTGTATATGGTCAATTAGGTGCTAGAACAAGCACAATATATATGAAAAAGATAGCAGCTTGTACAACATCTGTTGGGAGACAGAGAATTGATGATGCTGAAAATGGTGTAAAAGATTGGGCTAAAGACAAAGGTTATGAAGAACCGGATATTATATACGGTGATACAGATTCTGTATTTATTAAGTTTTCAAGGAAAGATTTAAATGGAAATACTCTAAAAGGGGACGAATTATTAAAACATTGTATTAGATGTGGTATAGAAGCAGGCGAATTTGTAGATGCTACATTAAGGAAACCACAAAATCTTGAATATGAAAAAACATTCTTTCCATTTATTCTTATATCTAAGAAGAGATATATTGGAGATAAGTATGAATGGGAAAAAGATGTAGATAATAAGAACTTTAAAAGAACATCGATGGGTATAGTAATGAAACGAAGAGATAATGCACCAATTGTAAAATATGTATTTGGTAATATTATTGAAAAAATTATGGTTGACCACAATTTTCGAGAAGCATTATTATGGTTAAAGAACACATTATTAGATATAAGTAAGGGGGAATTTCCAATAAATTATTTTATAATATCAAAATCATTGAGGGCAGATTATAAAAATCCAAAGGGTGTGGCACATAAAGTATTAGCAGATAGAATTGCTGAAAGAGATCCAGGTAATAAGCCAAAATCTAATGATAGAATTCCATATGCTTATGTAGATATTATTGATTATGATATAGTATTTGATAGAAATAATCAATATAAAAGTGGTAAGAACAAAGGTAAAGATAGAAAAAAATCAATACTTCAAGGAAATCGTATAGAACATCCAGAATATATAGAAAAGAATAAACAAACAATTGATTATGGATTTTATATAACGAATCAAATTATGAATCCAGTAAAACAAGTATTAGATTTAAATGAATCATCATTAGAAGAAAATAATAAAATATTTGAAGAATATTTAGAAACAGATAAAAAATTATATGGAAAAATGGAAAAATATAAATAAATAAAAATATATATCATATTATAACATGTTAACTATGCTTGGAGGAGCAGCTAGCAAAAAACTAGAAAAATCAATGAACTTTAATAGTTCTGGTATATTTTTTACTATTGTAGTAATATTTTTTATAAAAGTATTACTAGTCCAGTGGTCATATAATAAGGTTTTCCCTGTTCTTAGAAATAATATGGGTTACAGTGGTGAATTTAAACCGTTAACTTTTGGAGAAAGTATTTTAGTAGTAATATTATTTAATAATCTTTTTTAAGGTAATTATGTGAAATTTTTTATATTTAAATATAATATAATATAATATAAATGGGTGGAGGATTAATGCAGTTGGTAGCTTATGGAGCACAAGATATTTACCTTACAGGTAATCCACAAATAACTTTTTTTAAAGTTGTCTACCGTAGACACACTAATTTCTCAATGGAATCGATTGAACAAACCTGGAATGGAGATCCATTGTGTGGGCGTGCAACAGCAACTATAAGTAGAAATGGTGATTTAGTCCATAAATTATATTTACAACAAACATTATCAGTTAGATATACTAAAGAAGCTTTAGAACAATCAATATCTGATATTATTGGAGAAAGGTGTGATATTAGTAATCCAAATATGAAAAATGGTGGTTCATTTGTTTTTAATCCAGCTCACACAGGTATTAATAATATTGAAGTTGAAATCGGTGGTCAAATGATTGACAGACAATCTGGGAAATGGATGGAAGTTATATCTCAATTAACTGAACCGAATAGTGCTGGTATATTAGGTATTGTTGGACCAAATACAGGGACTAGATTTCAGAATATGGCCAGAGGTGGTGGTGTAGTTGTAACTGGATTAGGTTCTGTAGTAGATAAAATTGGTTCTGGAGATTCTCTAGCATTCGAAACATTCTTAGATGAATTTGATACTGATCCTACAAGTATTATAGAACAATTATTTAAATATAATGGTGAAACAGAAGCCATAACAAAATTTGATGCTTATGTTCCATTAAGGTTTTGGTTTTGCAATAATGCCGGGTTAGCTTTACCATTAATCGCCCTTCAGTATCACGAAGTAAGGGTTATATTATCTATGAAAGAGCAAGCAGTAAATGAATCTTCTTTATGTTTTGGATCTAATATTAAATATGAATGTAATAGATTATTTGCTGATTATATATATTTAGATACTGATGAAAGGAGAAGATTTGCTCAAGTAAGTCATGAGTATTTAATCGAACAAGTCCAATATCAACAGTTTTTAAATACAGGGGGAGATTTAAATTTAAATTTTAATCATCCAGTTAAAGAAATTATATGGACAGGAGGTCAAAATGATAGAACTGGTTTATTTGGTAGATTACCGGGTAGTTCTACAGATTTTTTAGAAAATGATTATTATAGAAAAGATTGCGCCCCTGGGGCAAATACTAAATATCATTTAGAATTGAATGGCCACCAAAGAATGAGTGCTAGACCATTAGAATACTATACTAAACAACAAGTATACGATTACCATACAGGAACCCCAGTTGGTTCTGGAGATTCATATTTCTTAAATGGTGAATGTGGATTAGCATATAATGGGTCTAATTCAGGTAGTGGTGGGGGAACTACAGAAGGTGTTGGGGTATTCTTAAGATTAAATTTAAATCATTTGATGAATCTTCAAAATGGAACAACTTTAACCAATGATAATAAAGATATTACAAAATTATCATATATAGTCGATGGTCCTGACCCTAGTGCGAGCTCTGTTTTGTGTAATGGCTCAACAGTTTATTATAAAGTTAAAACATTTGATCAAGTAAAATTAGAATCCGTTACATTATTTGGAGACCAAACAGCGGGGACATGTAAAAGAGTATATGAGCAACGTGAAAGTGATAGGTTCTTTTTAGATGAATATGGTCCAATTTATTCTAGCTCCAAAATATCAGATATGAATGCAAGTGTAGGTGATACTATTAATATAAGTGAAACACATTATATAAACGGTGGTTGTTGTAATATATCATTTGAGAGTCATCCTATCAATGTAAATGATAGTGTCTTAAAGAGTTATTATAGTGAATTTTCACAGAGTTCTTGGCTAACATACAAACCTACAACATATAATGAAAATGTGACGACAGGCGCCGGGACAGCATATGACAGTTTTAGAAGTGCAAGATGGCCCGCACAATTAAAAGAAGGTGATAGTGATATACCTATATTAGATGGAAATGGTTATACAAGTGTTAGTAATCAATTTTATCAATATAAAACAGAAACAACTGAAATGGTAAATAGTGGTGATATAAACGATAGTTTATATAGTTGTTATAATTGTTCTGAATCTGGTTCTATGTCTAGCAATGTTTGGTGGGTTGATACTCCATTATTCCCAAATAATAATAGAACAGCACATAATTTAAAGAGTGGCACTGATAAAATAGTACCAAAAAATAATTATAACAATTATTATCCATTAAAAGAAGGTGATAAATCAAAATTTGAATATGAAGCTTATACAGAAGAACAAATTGAGAATGGAAGTGGTAATAAAGGATTATATATATCGACATTATTGCCATTAAAAGATGATTACTGGTGTAAATCGTCTTTATCTGTAAGCAAAGCAATAAGTTGCAGTGATATATTACCAGGTGTAAATCAATTAGAACCAATCATATTATGGGAATGCTATGATTCATCGGGATCTAATACAGATGAAATTAACCCTGAAACAACAAATGCTAGTTGTAATATAGGATTCTGGAATTTCGAGGATCAGTCTACTTATTTTAAAAGTGGTTACCGTTTAACAAATAAAGCTTGTGCCAGAATTGCTACACATTTTGTATCTATGGTAGAAATGGAATTAATTAGTATTGCTAACAAAGCATTTGAAAACAAACTATGGTTAGCAGATGATAGATTTTTTGAATTTACAAATGCAAGTAATCAATATGGTCAGGTTGGTATAACAAAAGATACCTGGCATGAAGTATTGGATACTGATAATTATCCATCATTAAATAGTTTAAAAATTTGTAATTGTTCAAGTGGTTCAGGGTTGGGAGCCCTTGCTGAACGCTTAGGTATCACACGAATAAATTCTTCCGGCAATTCTGGTGGAAGTCCCCAATATGTTACATTAACCGATTTAAATTCAGATCCTCAATGGGTTGGTTCAAATATAGTTGATGAGAAATGGGATGATATAAAGGGATCAGAGTGTAAAGTATCTTGGGGAAAATTCATTGATATACCTGAAAAATATAGTTATTTTGGATGGCCTGTTTTTGAAGGTGTTTCTGGAACTTCTTTCACTGAAAATTGTTCTGAAACACACCCATACCCCATTTATAAAAATGGTGCTAAATATAGTTTATATCAAGACATGGTTAGCAAACTAAAAGAGGTATGTTTAGAAAATAAAGAACCTACAGATGATGTCACCGCCTCGGGTTATCCTTGTCCTAAAGATGATGATTTTAAAAATAATTTTGACGATGTCGATGATTTTAATAATATGATAAAAACTAAAGACATGACACTTAATAGTTACCCAGAAACAAATCCTGTTAATGGTCTAGGGAGATTATTAAGACCAGAAGCTATATCAACACAATTACCAACATCTGGTGGTGATACAGTTTATAAAACAATAATACACAATGCAACAGTGGGTCAAGGGTCAACCGATGCTATCGCTGTATATTCGTTTTCTCTAAGACCAGAAGAACATCAACCATCAGGAACTTGTAATTTTTCAAGAATAGATAATGCAAGATTAGTAATTGAAGGATCTCCTAATATACAAGTTGGAGGTAAAATTGATTGTTGTTGTGATCAATATGATGTATATGCTATTAATTATAATGTATTAAGGATTATGAGTGGTATGGGAGGATTAGCGTATAGTAATTAAACTCGTAATATAATATGAATTATAATATAATATATATTAGTTATATGCCAAGTGGAGGAGGAGGAACTATGCAATTAGTAGCAAGCGGTGCTCAAGATTTATTTTTAACAGGTAACCCTCAGGTAACATATTTTAAAACAGTTTTTAGAAGACATACTAATTTTTCTACAGAATCCATTAAACAAATATGGAATGGTAATTCACTAACATCGGATATAGAATTTAAAAGCACTATATCTAAATCAGGGGACTTATTGCAAACATTATATCTTGAACAAACTTTATCAGTAATGCAAAATGTATCTCACATAGCAGATGTATTTAATGGATTATCAGAAATAGCAGTTTCTGGTTCTATATCTAATACTTGTTTTAGTAATATTAAAAATAATGGAGGTGTATTTATTTATAATCCAACCCATACTGCTATAGATTATGTTGAATTTGATATTAAAGGACAATGTATTGATAAGCAATCTGGAAAATGGATGGAAGTTTATGCTCAATTAAATGAACCAAATAGTGCAGGAATGTTAGGATGTGTTGGACCAAATAATGGAACTAGATTTCAGAATATGGCTAGGGGTGGCGGTGTAGTAGTAAATGGAATCGGGAATTTAGTAGATAAATATAGTGGTGGTCATTCAGAAACTATAAAAAATGCTTTAATAAGTATAGCAAATAATTCAGGTATTATTAATTGTCCTATTAAAACAAAATTCGATGCTTATGTTCCATTAAGATTTTGGTTTTGTAAAGATATAGGTAGT